CTGCTTGTTCTAGGGTTTCATCCATAATATCCTTTATGTCTTTCGGGATTTCTTTTTTTATCTAACATATTTTCATATTTTCCCATAGGAATTTTGTTAATGTCTCTCTTTCCTGTTTTAGGATCATACCCAGCAGATGTTGGCAATGATTTTTTCTTAGGTTTATTTTCTTGTCGCATACTATTAAGTTCTGATGAACTATGTCCTCCATAATAATTACGCATTGGTTTAGGTTTATTAGATACAAATTCGTTATTTCTTCTTTCTTGTTTATATTTAAGAGCATCATCAGGACTCATACCTCTTGTTGCATATTCATCACCACGATTTGCTTCACAAATACTCTCTCTCCAATCTTCACTCATATTCACCATAATGCTTTCTGCATTTTCAACAGTATCAGCATATCCTTCATCAAGTAAGTGTGAGAGAATGATGTCATAAGACTCTTTATATGATTCAATTGGAGTTAATTTACGGTCTCTAGGTGTTCTGTTAATTAAGGTCTGCGCTGCTGCAAGGGCACTGCGGGCTGCGTCAGGGAGAGAGGAAGACGTTCTTTTAGGGGTTATTCCGCCTGGCGTTGGAGATTGACCAATCTCAACAGATTCCTCACAAAGTTGTTCATAGTATTCATAAAGACCCATACTGGTCCAGTTAGAAAGGTCATAACCCTCATTTAAAAGTCCATCTACCCACATCTCGAAATCTGCATTTATAGTTCTTCTAACTGGTGCTTTTGGTTTTGGTTTTCCCATTTTTTTGGTTATTTCACTATTCCTAGTATTATCAGGAGCAAGTTTACCAAATATTCTAGGAAATGCTTTTGGTTTGGGTGCAAGAGCGTTTGCAAAATTAAGCTCATCTTTTGCAGGAGTGTTTAATGGATCTTTGCCATCTGGTCTTACTTGACCATAACCACTAGTTTCTCCTTCTGGTTTCTTTCCTGCTGGTTTTACTTCATCAGATTTTCTAACTTCTTTTCTAAGAGAATAACCACCACCTCGATATTCTTTTACTCCTGAGGCTCTTTCCTCATTATAATAAAGTTCATAAAGTCCTTCATCAGTCCAATTAGATAGGTCATAACCTTCTTCTACGAGTTGGTTCACCCAATCTTGATATGAAGATTGAGTATCATACTCCAATTCTTCTGTAGTTTCGGTAGGTCTATGAACCTCTTTATAGGCTTCATATAAACCAATAAGTTCTTGATCTCTCATTTTATACAAATACTTTTGAATTATTTATAAAAAATAAGTGTTATATTTCAGTTTTATATGAAAATCCATTTTTTTTCTCAAATTTTATTGTAGCATCAAACTTATCCTGAAGATCTGATTTATGAGATATTACAAATACATTAGTATCTTTAACCACATAATTAATAATTTTCAAAAATTCATCAGCACCAAATCCATCTAAAGAAGAATCAAAAACTTCATCAAATAACAAAAGATTACAGTTTACTGAATTTTTAATTTTTGCAACTTCTCTCCAAGCAAACAGTAAAGATAGGTCTATTCTCGATTTTTCACCCTCACTAAAAGAACTATAAGAGAAGTCTTCATGAATAGGAGATTTTATAGTTTCATTAAATTCTTCATCAAGATTGAAATTAATATAAAAGTCCATCATCTGCAAATATCGATTTACTTGTTGATTGATAAAAGGAAGATATTTTTTAATTATTTTAGTTTTTACACCATCATCTTTAAGTAAAGAGTACGCAAAGTCATAATAAACAATTTCTTCTTTTTTATGAGAAAGAGTATCTGATATTTTTTCAAGATTATCTCTAAATTCTTCTAATTTTTTGTGTTCAATATTTCTATTTTCAAATTGTTCGGCAATTTTTTGAACTTCAGATTCAATTTCATTAATTTGTCTCTGGTTGCTTGAAATTCGAGTATTATTTTTAGAAATTTCATTATTTAATTTTACAATCTCCCGAGAAAGAATACCAAATTGACGCTCACGCTCTTGTTCAAACTCTATAGTTTTTTCTAATTCATCAGATCCAGATTTAAGTTCTTTTGATTTAGTTATAGAATCTTCTATTCTATTTAATCGAAAATCTTCTTTTATGGTTTGTGTACAAGTAGGGCAAATTATATTTTCAGTAAAAAATTTGTGTTCTTTAGTAAGAGATGATACTTTATGTGATAATTTTCCCTTAATATTATTAAGTTTAATTAATTTATCTCCGGCACCAATAACATCTTCTTGTTCTTTAATGTACTTAAATATATCTTCCTCTATCCGTCCATTCTCAAGAAAATAATGATTAACTTCAGAATCTAAATTAGCAATCTTTTCTTTATTGGCATTTATATTGGCATTTCCACGATTCTCAAGTTCCTCAATAAAGTTTTTTTGCATTGTTAATTTATCTTTAAAATTTTCTTTACGCAATTCTAAAGATTTAATTTGATCTTTCTGTGATCTAATATTATCCTTAACAATTCCATTCATCGCAGAAAAAATACGAATATCTAATAGGTCTTCAATTACTTCACGACGGTTCGCAGTCGTAAGTTGCATAAAAGGTATGAAAGTACTAGAACCTAGAATTATAATTTGAGTAAAACTACGATAATTAACCTTAAGAATTGTGTCTTCCAATATTTTTTGATTTGCTCGATCATCAGATTCTTTATTAAAAAGATTTCCATCCATCTCAATATCAAAAATATTTGGTTTGATACCACGACGAACCAAATAATCACGACCATTTATAGAAAATTCAATTTCAACTAAACAGTCTTTTTCGTTTGTGGTATTTACAAGTTGAGGTTTTGTAATCTTTCTAAAAGGTTTATTGAATAAAACAAAGGTTAAAGCATCTAATACGGTACTCTTGCCACTACCGTTGACACCCACTATAAGGTTAACATTATTTTTTTGAAAATTAACTTCAATTTCATGTTGCCCAGTCGAAAGAAAATTTCTCCACCGAATTTTTTTAAAGATAATCATACTTTAGGTGGTATTACAATATCATTAGGAGTAATTATAGTATACTTGTAATTATGAATTTTGCAAGTTTTTATCGTAAGATCATCATCAACTTCTATAATTTGCATTTCTTTTTCGTAATTTTCATCATCATGAAGCATCATAGCATATCGACTTGCATCGTCTTCATCCTCAAATAAATATAATACTTTTTCACCATACTGATCCTGAACCGCATATGCACCATCATCTTTTCGACCTTTAAGAGTAAGAAGAAACATTTTATTCTACTTCGCTAGCTTGTTTATATAAATTTTGAAATATAGTTTTAATTGTATTTTTATCATAACTAAATTCAGATTCGTCGATATACCTATTTAATATTGATATAGTATTTTCTTCTTCATCGATAACAAAATCTTGATTTTCAATAATTTCAAAATTTTCAACAATTTTAAGTTCTTGAACTCCTATTTTATAAAGTTTATCAATAAATTTTTCAAAGTCTTTGGGGTTAGATTTTTGCTTAACAATTACTTTAACAATCTTGTTCACATATTTAGATACATCAAATGATTGATGAGGAGTATCATCATAATAAATGTTATAAAATAATTTATATTGATTATTAATAGGAGTGTGTTCCAGTGTTTTTGTATCAAAAATATGAAATCCACGAGTATCATTTACATCAGACCAATACATTTCATATGGATTACCTAGATAAAAAATCTTTCCATTATCTGAACGAGTATGATAATGTCCGGAAAATACTTTTTTAAATTTTTTAAAAATTTTTGCATCTAGTCCATGATTTTCCATTACAAGGTGCTTATTTACCTTAAATCCGTTTAATTCAAGATGACCCATTAAAATATTTGCTTTAGTATTATCAATAACTTTTAAGGTTTCATCAAAATTTTCACTACAAATCCAAGGAATAAAACAGATATCCAATTCTCCTAGTTTAATATTTGTTGGAAAACTATAAGTTTTTATGTTTGGATAATCTTTAAGAAGAAGATCTGGTGAGTTTATATGATTAGAATTTTTTAGATAACAATCATGATTGCCCACAATCATATGAACTTCATATTTTTTAAGTGGGTCAAATACAACTCTCTTTGCCCATTCTAAACTTTGATAATCAATTGATTTACGACTATCAAAAGCGTCTCCCATATGAATTACTGTTTCTATTTTATACTCTTCCAGAGTGGGAAAAAATACATTTTTATAGAATAACTCAAAATAATCATGAAGATGTTTAGAACCTTTTTTTGCGCCGTAATGACTGTCAGAAATCACACCAATTTTCACTTTTGTTGCCTCCTACTATTTTCTTGTGCGGTTTTCATAAGATGCTCTTTGTGTGTAATAACCTGCAAATTATTCGGATCGTGCAATCCACCTTCAAATAAGGGAACGATATGGTCTACATCATACTGCACCCCAGTGGTAAAAGTCAAGTGCTGTGCCTCTTGATATATTTCTTGTATTTGACGAAGTTGTTGTTCAGTAATGTCTATTGGAATACCAAGTTGTTTTCTAGCAAGATATCTTCTAGATCTTTCACAACCTACTGCTTTACCTCTTTCAGTTTTAGCATATTTTCTTTTTATTCCATTAATTTTTTCTTTATTGTCCTCACAATATTTTTGTTTCTTCTCCTTTGTCCTGTAGGGCTTCATCAACTCCTCATTATTTAATTTTTCCAATCCTTTCCTTTTAAGACAGGGAGCACAACTAGAAATGGATACATATTTTTCATAACTACCACAATGTTTGCAGGCAGTAGAACCCTCATAAGTTTTCTTACCTTCTTCTATTGCCTGTAATCTATTATGTCTTCCAATGCCACTATATTGATTAGGCATAATGCTCCGTAATGCTATAACTATTTATAATTATTAAACATTACGGAGCAATTTCATCGATTGTTGTTTCTGTATTGAATCGCATCTTTCATACTATTATAAGATGCATTATTTCCAGAAAGAACTCCATCATCAATTGTCATAACTTCGTCATATCCAGTTCTTTCAATAATTTTAGATTTAATCTCTAATTGTTTTTTTTCTTTTTGAATTCTTCTCAAAAATGCATAGTGAATAATTTGAGTAAAATACGCAAATGGATTTTGAGATCTTTCTGGATTAAAATTATGAATATATTGGATGCAGTTTTCAATTCCATCGGAGCACATATCTTCACGGAACATATAATTCATAAAATTAGGTTTATATGATAAGTGTGTAGCAATTTTTAAAAAACATTCCCCCAAGTAATTTGGAATCTGTGGTTTTCCTTCCCATTTTTTACCTTTAATTGGATATTCACCATAGGTTTCAAAATATTTTAGTTCTGCTTGTTCCACTTTAGATCTATAAACAATAAGAGCTTCCAAAAGTTCTTTATTATTTACATAGTGTTCAGATTTCTTCTTAGGCATAACATAGATTTTTTATGAGATATATTAATTATAGCACATTTTAAATACTTGACAAGTAAATGAAGTCTTTGTATAATAGGTTTGTCGCCGTTAAAAGATAATATTAATACTACACATTATTCTTAAAGATACTTTCCAACTTTTTTCTTGCTTCATTTACTGAAGATATATAACCTAATGTTGAAGAAGGATTTACTTGACCATATGGTTTATATATTTCTGTAATATCTGAACTTATATAATATTGATATAATTGAATTAATTTTATATCTTTAGTTTCAGTCATAGTTATTACTTTATCAAATCTAATAAAGAATAAATCATCATTAGTCAATTCCATCCAAGGATTAACTTTTACATAAGAACTTCCGCTAGGAGTCATTATAGAAGTTATAGTAACTGGATTTTGTAGGATAATGATAGGATCATTATCATTATTATCTACCATAATTAATGATAATATTTCTTCACCAGAAACTAATTTTAAGATGCAATAGAAATCTTCTTCCATTAATTGTTCATCGGTATGTTGACAATATCATAAGTAAAATTTTCTTCTGAATAAATCTTAATTCTTTCTATTAAATGGTTGAGAGTATAATTTTTTCTTGATTTATAACTGATATCATCTGCTATATCATATAAAGTTGCTTTTGTTTTATTATTACTTTTTC